TGGGTGAAAAGAAAGTTGGCTTATTGTCAAAGATTATTGGATGGATAAGAAAATTTAACAAAGGTCTTAAAGATAAGGTAATGAGCTTATTTGGTAAGGGTGAAGATACTGATGTAGAAGTTCCAAAAGAGCAGATGGGAATGATCAATAAAATCATTCAGCACTTTAATAATATTAAAGCTGCATTTTCAAAAATACTCAGTGGTGATATTATCGGTGGTGCAGGAGACCTTATTGGTGCAGCTGCATTCGAGTTTACAGTTGCTGCAGGTGCTGTAGCATTTATAACAATTCGTAAATCAAAGCTTAAAGACAAATTTACAGCTATTAATAAAATCAATGATACAATTGATAGTGCTGTTCAAAAAGTTGATGATTTTATCAAATCAAAGGTTGGAAAGACCCCATTTGATGTTGTCGGTAAAGCTCTTAATTTCATAAAAGAGAAGCTTCTTGCACCAATTGGTAGAGCAATTACTGCTGCTGGTAAATGGTTGTCTGGAGAAAAGGATGACCCAAAATCTCCTAAGATGACAGCAGACGATAAGAAAAATCTTGATGAGAAACTTGAAGATCAGAAAAAGCGTAATGCTTCTAATGCAAATAGAGAAATTTATAAATACGCGATAAATAATACTGGAGACGACAACGGTCGTAAGAACGGTGGTAAAGTCGTAAATGCATCTAAAGCATATGATAGTGTTAAAGATAAATTGACAGATGAGCAGAAGGCTGCATATCATGCATTGGATGGCGATCCGAGAGCACAAACAAGATATCTCAATAATCTCCGTAGTAGAAATATTATCGAGTGTGTTGGTTTCTGGTTTGATGACTCAGATGAGAGCTTCTACGAGGATGCTGACGATTTCGAGACATCTGATGGGTTTGGATTCTGGAATTAATGTAGGTGATATTTTATGAATAATAGAATATTCGCCAGAATGGAGAATGATTATTCTAAGCTTGCTACTTCATATGAAGTAGCAAGTCTTAAATATAATCAGTTATATAGAGATAATGAAACTTATTTATATACAGAAGGTTTGAGTAAATTAAATCCACTTAAAAATAAGACGTCTGACGTTGAAGTTCCAGAAGATAATGAAGAAAATTCTAAGATCAGTGATGCACAAATTACTGAGAAGTCAAATATTATCAAGAAAATAATTGATTGGTTTAAAAAGGTTTTTAGATCAATCAAAGAAAAAATACGAAAGATGATGAAACCCAGAGAGGATAAAACTCAGAAAGTTGAAGTATCAAAAGAAGTTCTCGATGATATTAAAGAGATAAAGGAATATTATCAAAGAACTCAAACGTCTATCAATCAACTTGGTACTGGTGATGTAGAAAAGGCGGCTAATTATCTTAATGATATACCACTACCAAGTAGTGTGGATAGTAGTAGAAATTCAAGTTCTACATCAGGTTCTACAACAAATATATCTCTTACTGATAGAGATAAGCTTGTTGCCGATTTGGATAAGATAAATTCAATTATGGAGAAATCTATAGATAAGACTGAACAGAATACTTTGAAAACTGTTGACCAGAAAAAGAAAACTGGTTTTAAGTCAGTAGCTATAAATATATTGAATATTGTTAATAGTGTATTGGGTAAGATTCGAAAAGTAGTTCTTAAGACAGCGACGATTATATCTATACTTGTGACTCTCACTGTAGCAGCTGGTGCTACGTTATATGCAACTAACCGATCATTTAGAAAGGTTGCTGATGAGAAAATTGAAGATATTCAGGATAAGTTTTATGATGGACCTGATTTTGAAGGATTTGATTTTGATGACTAGTATATTAGTCAATTATCATATTACAGATATTTAACAGAATATTAAAGAAATATATTAACGAAAGGAATTATTATAATATGGATATATATAATTCACATTTGAGAGGACCTGCTAGAAAGATGGCAATCTTTGATGCAGAAATGGCTAATCAGGCAAACAAATTAGCTACTATGTTTGAGATGGTTTCTCTTAAATCTAACCAGATATATAAAGACATCGAGACAAGAGTTTTCCTTGAGGGTGGAGATATGGATGATATGGCATATCTTTATCGTGAAGCTCAGGAAGAAGCTGTTGAGAAGAAGAAAGGTATTATCGCAAAGATAATCGAGTGGTTTAAGAAGATATTTGATGCTATTAGAGAAAAAGTTGGTGGTCTTATCAACGGTTCTGGTGAGGACGTTGATGTTGAGGTACCATCAAATGTTCCGAAGATAGTAGAACTTCTTAAAAAGCATTTTGATGCTATAAAGATGGCTCTTACAAAGATCAAATCAGGAGATTTCCTTGGTGGATTTGCAGACCTTGGAAAGGCAGTTCTTCCAGAAATAGCATTAGTTACAACAGCAGTTGTTGTTGTTAAGCATAAAGCTATCATTGGTTGGATCAAAGACCTTACAGGAATTACAAAGAAGTCAAAAGACGTTATTGATGGTGTAGAGAGTGCTGTTAATAAAGAAGAGTCTGAAGATGGTGTTAATAGTGCAGAGAAGTCACTCAACCTTTTCCAGAAATTTATTCAGAAAGTTAGCGAAATAATGTCATCACTTGTAGAGTTGGCTGCTAAAGGTCTTGATAAGGCTAAAGCTGGACTTAAGAAAGCTGGTAAGACTATTGCAGATAATGCTGGTAAGGCTGTTCATGCATTACCAGGTGGTATCGGAGAGAAGTTGGATGCTGCTAAGGAGAAGCGTGATTGGAAGCAATATGTTAGAAATCAGAAGTTTAATGCAGATTATGATCTCAAACATGAGAGTACTGATTATGATTTCTTAGACGATGATGATTATTCATTCTTCTATTAATTAAAAGAATACTTATGGTATAGGTAGAAATTTCTACCTATACCATATTCTTTATTAAGAACCAAATTTCTTTTTTATATAACCATCAATCTTCTTTTTTGCCCATGACTTAAAATCAGGAGCATTATTAGATACAAATTTATCAAAATCTCTAATTTCATTAGCTGATGATAAATTAGATATTATCGTAGATGGTTTATCGATAATATTCCAATGACTATTACCATTCTTTCGGAATAACCACTTACCGTCTTTATAAGCATAACCACCACCATTTGATAGTTTATGTCCTTTTGCATCCTTTAAAAGATTATTTATTAATCTTGGATTATTTTCTCAAACAAGTGATTTTCCTAATTCAGTATATCCAGTCTTAACTTTCTCAACTCCATCTTTAAAATCATCTATTGATTTACCTGCTGTTTCTGCAATAGATTGTGTAACATCATTAACTGCAGTTGCTGCATCTTTTATTGGAGCAATACACTTAGTTATCTGATTACCAACAACATCTTTAGCTTTTGATAAATCTGGTATAGAATCATTTAATTTCTTTTTAGAGTCATCAAGAAATGCTGTCCATTTCTTAACAACTGCTTTCTTTACAAGAATAACAGCACCGACTGTTATTGCTATTTTTAAAGCAGGTTTTGCTAAAGTTAATAATATCTTTAATGCACCAGCCCAATCGAACTGTTTTACTTTAGCAATAAGACCTTGTATACTTTTCTGAAATTTATCTATAGCTTTTATATTCTGTTCAGTTTCCTTTGGGACAACAATCTCTTCGTTATCATCTCCACTAGTTATCTTTTTAAAAATATTTGATATAGACTCTCCTATTTTCTTAAAGATAGTTTTAAACCAATTCATTATTCGAATTAGTATATTTTTAGACGTATTACTATTCTCTACAGATGCTTCAACATATAAATCAGCTGACTCATATATGGGGTCTCCTTTAAATATAGATAATTGGTAATCATCTAATTTCTATCTATATACTAGGTCCATAATAGATACATCTGTTAGTATATTAGACCATTGGTTTTCCATGTATATATCCATTATATTTCTCCGTATATCAATTATTGTCTGATTTAAATGCATCAAAAGCTTTTTTCATCTGAGCACTAGGTGATACATCATGACCAAGTTCTTTTGCACGTCTAATATTGTCTTTAGCACGTGAGAATTCACCACTGATTATAAACTCATTCCATAATTTATCATTTTCTTTACTTACACCTTTTGGTCTAGATTTATATTCATCGTCAACCATATTTCTATAACGATATGCTTCAGCATCATCAGTCATCCTTGTTTGATAATTACCAATCCTTCTATTAGCATCTTTCAAATCACTATCTTGTCTATCAATAATCTTCTTACTGGATTCTTTCTCTTTATTTAATATATCTCTATCTCTAGATACTATTTTTGAGACTTTATTTGATACTTTTTTCATTCTATCTTTTTGCATACCAAGTTCAGTATCTTTTTGGCTTATAATCTCATCTTTCTTAGCATTCTCTACTTTACAAGCTGTTAAGTCTGCATGTGCTTTATTTAAAGCAACCTGACTACTCTTAAGAGTTGCAACACTGGCATCATATATATCCTTATCAACCATATCTTTTTTACCAATAATGTATTTAACAGCATCTTTAATTCTACCACCTATTGTAGCAAGTGTTGTAGCCATCTTTTTATATGCACCAGCTTTAACAAATACAAATCCTGCTGAAGCTACTACTACTGTTGTCATTAGAGGATGTTTCTTCATCAATTCTACCAATTCTTTAATTGCTTTAATTACTCCTCTTTTAATAGCATCAACTGCTTTCTTAAATAAATCAAACCAGCTTTCTGCTTTCTTAACTCTATCCACCATTTCTTTTGGTACTTTAACAAAAACATCTTTACCAGCAATTTTATTTATAAGAGATTTAACCAAGTTCATTACTTTTTCACATAGATTAGAAATAAATTCACCAATCTTCTCTAATAAACCTTGTTTCTCTGCTTCTGTATAATATGATTCACCATAGCAGTACTCATTCACTACCATTTCATCATACTGCATCATCATAGATTCAAATATATAATCCATATTATTATTCCTTTTCATCAATTATAGTTACTATATCGTTTTTTTTTGAGTGTAATATATTATTCAATTTATGGAATATATCAGTTATTAGTTTACAATATTTTAATACTTGGAAAGGACTGAAGTTAAGATGAAGTCTAAGAGAAGAATTTATTGCAAATTCTGTGATTATTTCTGTTTTGACCCAGATGATTATGTTTCTCATTTAGAGAAGAAACATACTGATTCAATTCCAGATGATATGACTCCTCACCAGTTTGCTTATTATTTAAAAACTGGAAAGACTCATGGGAATTGTGTTATATGTAAGAATAAAACATCTTGGAATAAAATTACTAATAAATACAATAGATTTTGTAATAACCCAAAATGTAAAGATAGATATAGGGAAATCTTTAAAAATAGAATGGTTGGTAAGTATGGTAAAACTACTTTACTTAATGACCCAGAACAACAAAAAAAGATGTTAGCTAATAGGTCTATTAGTGGTAAATACTTATGGAGAGACCATGTACATGAATCTACTTATACTGGTAGTTATGAAAAATCATTTCTTGAGTTTCTTGATAAGATAATGAATTTTGACCCTGATGATTTATTATCACCATCTCCTCATACATACTGGTATATGTATGAAGGAAAAAAGCATTTTTATATACCAGATTTTTATGTTCCGTCACTTAATCTTGAAATAGAGATAAAAGATGGTGGAGATAATCCTAATATGCATCATAAGATACAAGATGTAGATAAGATTAAAGAACAAGCTAAAGATGATGTTATGAAGAATAACCAAACTAATTATTTGAAGATAGTAAATAAGAAGAATGAGGATTTTTTAAAGTATCTATCATTAGCAAGAGAGAACTCATTAGATGATAAAGATAAAGCTATTTATATGGTAGAAAACTCTTTAACTATTGATGAGCTAAATAAAATATATACGGAAGGTGTTGAGAATGAATAAGTTTACTCTATTTATGGAAAATGAATTCAATAGACTTGAGACTGCTTATAAAATGACTGTGTTACAAGAGTCTATTATTAAAGATGATTATAATTTATCATTATATATAGAAGGTAATCATAATGTTGATTATTATACTGAAGCAGAAGATAAAACTTATGAAAAGAAAAAGAATATATTCAATAGAATGATAGATTGGTTTAAGAAATTCTTTGCGAAGATAAGAGATAAAATATTTGAATTACTTGGTAAAAAAGTAGAGAAGTATGAGATGTGGGATAAGGCTCCAGAAATAGAACGAGGGTTAAAGGGATTTGTTCAGTCTCTTAAGATTAAATACGCTAAGTTTAAAGAGAGCTATGATTATAAATTTTATAAAGGTCTTCTGAAAGGTTTTGGAATTCTTACATTGATACTGAATATACCTGTTATAACTGCTATGACATTTTCATTAGTTAGTGGTGTAAAAGCTATTAGTAATGTATGCGAGGTGCATTAGATATGAATTGGAAATATAAAGAACCCTTAAAAGATAAGAATGTATTTAAAGAGATAGAAGATAAATATGATATAAAAATTCCTGATACACTAAAAAGATTAGTAATTGATGCTAACGGAGGAACTCCTGAGAAATATAGAGTCATGGTTAATAATACTGAGAGAGTTTTTGCTACTGTATTGTCATACAATAGAGGTGACCATGATTCTGTTTATACATCTCTTGACAGATTTATAGAGAAAGGGTTATTGCCATTTGGCGAAGACCCATTTGGTAATATATTCTGTATAGAACTGAAAAGTAACAAGGTTGTTTTCTGGAATCATGAATTTGATAAGACTGTACCAGCTCACTCAAGTCTATCAACATTCATCAACAGCCTATATTAATGATGTAAAAGGAAAAAAGTGTATGATGGAATATAATTTTTATAGATTGAATAAGTTTGATATTATTTTCTTATTTGAAAATTTAGAGTCTTTAACTCTATCAACAAAAACAAAATTAATTATCAATAAGGATAATATTATTGATGATTTAAGAAACCACTTAACTGATTCTGAAATAGATAAATTATCAAATACATCATTAAATGTATCGATATCTGATAAACTCACTAAATTACCAATAGAAAATAGAACTAATCTTTTATCTATGATAATACCAATGAGTTCAGAATCTATAGATGATATAGTTACTATAATAAAAACTTTTAGAAATACAGTTAGTAAAATAGGACCTAAAGATTCTCGTGAAATATATAATGCGTTCTATAAGTATGTATTAAAAGATAAAATAACTGTGTTTAGTATACTACAGAAATCTTTACAATCTAATGATGTTGATGAAGTATTGACTAGGTCACCTATTAATACTATATATAGTTTATGGCTGTCAACAACAAATGCTCATGTGACTGCCATTGCAACAAATATGTTGTATAATGCTTTATATATAGATGATGAAAGTATTCGTGATTTCTTAATACATTCAATGCAGATAATGAATGATTATGGTACTGATGATATTGTGCATATAATAAAACAGGTTGAAGATTCTGGATTGGTTGAATATGATGTACCAGAAGCAGATACAGATATCAAAATACCAGTAGAAGATGTATCGGAGAACATAAATATTATAGGGGATAATCTATTTTCAGATAGACCCCAATTTATACACGATTTAAAGAATGAAATCGTTAAATTAGATACTGATAGTATTATGCGTTATGTAGGTCATCAAGACCATATATCTTATACAGTAAACCCACAGTCATTAGGATATCTTATTGATAATAAAGATTTCTTAATTGCTAAAGTTAATATAAGAGATATGGGAATGTATACCATAGTAAAATACGAAGGTGTCTTATATCTATTATTTGAATTAGGTGGAAATACAATACAAGGAATTAGTTTTCCAGTAGATGCTGGTGGTGAAAGAAAGATATTAGCTATACCAGTAGATACAAACGTAAAGTATTCTATAAAAGAACCATCTATTGAATAATTAAAATAAATAGCATATATAACTAAATATTAGTGTGTATGCTATTTTCATTATTTGAAAAAAGTTATATACTATTTCTATGTACGAATATAAAAAGTAACTAATTCGTGCGATAAGAAACTTTATAAACTTAACAACACAAGAAACAAACAAGGAGGATTTAAAGATGTTGGAAGTTGGAATTTTAGGTTTAGGTAACACAGGTAATCAGGTTGCTTCTTTAGCAAAAGAAAGACTTGGTATACCAGTAATAGCTATCAACTCTTCTGAGAAGGATTTGGAGACAGTTCCAAATAATATACCTAAGAAGTTGATAACAGATAAAGATGGTTTATCATCGGGTGCAGGTAAAGATAGAAAGCTTGCAAAGAGTTATTTAAAAGATTCTATCACAAACTTACTCAAGGACCAGGAAATAATAGATATGATATCACCACTTGATGTCGTATTTATTGTAAGCTCAACTGGTGGTGGTACTGGATCAGGTACAGCTCCATTATTAGCCAATATTATCGAGGCTACCTTTGCAGATACAAAGGTTATAATGGTTGGTGTATTACCTGTAAACAATGAGGCATTATCTGCACACGTAAATACTTTAGAGTATCTCAATGAGTTGTACAAGGTAATGGAGAACCAGACATACATGTTGTATGATAATGACAAGTGTTCTGGTATGCCATCGTATAAGTTACTTGAGAAGGTAAATAATGAAATAGTAAAGGATATTGATGTACTTAGATGTACATACAACTTTACTACTAAGTTGGATAGTATTGATGATAGAGATGCTAAAAGACTTATATCCTTCCCAGGAAGAATAGTTATCTCAAGAGTAGAAGATTTCAAGGAGAAAGATACAGACAATATGAGTATCGAAGATATGCTAATTGACAATATCAAGAAGAATTGTCATGTAGATGCTCAGAGAGATAAGAAGATTATGGCATCAGGAATAATTACAAATCTTTCTCAGGCATTAACTGAGGAGTTTGATAATAATATTCCAAAGGTTAGAGATTTCACAGGAG